ATTACAAACAGATGTGTTAACACGTCAACAACTGAAGGAACTATACCTATGACTTCACTTGCAGTAAAAACCCCACCTCCCGAGGTGCAAGACTTAGAAGCCGTGATGCGCGACGTCACCAAAGCCAAGTCGCTGCTGTACCTCGACCATCCTTTCTTTGGTGCGACTGTCGCCAAGCGACCCATCATCTACACTGACACTGTGCCTACAGCGGCCATGTCTGCCACCGGCCAGATGTATATCAACCCTGTGTTTATTGAGACTGGTCTTCAGGGTGTTCGTCTTACGACCCGCCAGATTATGTTCCTGCTGGCCCATGAGGCTATGCACTACATGCTCTGCCATGCGACACGTCGCGGCTCTCGTTTGCCTAGAGCGTGGAACATCGCTGCCGACAAGGTCATCAACGACACGCTTATACATGCCAATGTCGGTGACTGGATCGAAGGCGGCGTTACGTTCGACGGTGCACGTGAGTATGCGTCAGAAGAACTTTACGACGCCAACGACGAAGACGGCGGCGGCGGCGGCGGTACGCCCGGTACTCCCAACGGCGGTATCGGCGACGACATCGGTGCGCCGTGTGATGAAAATGGCCAGCCGCTTGACGAGAGCCAGATCAACCAGATCGAAGCGCAAGCCAAGATCGACACCATACAAGCAGCCAAAGCAGCCAAGGCCGTCGGTAAGTTGCCAGCCTCAGTCGAGCGTATGATCGACAGGATGATAAACGTGCTGACCCCGTGGCACACGATACTTGAGCGATGGATGACTGGTAAGATCAAGGACGGCCAGTCTTGGCGCACACCCAATCGCCGCTTCATCCATCAGGGTCTGTACTTACCCGGCACCAACTACATACCCAAGATGGGTCCAATCGTTATCGGTGTCGATACATCTGGTTCTATCGGCCAGCAGGAACTTGACGAGTTCAACGCTCACATCAATCGCATCCTTGAGATGTGCAACCCCGAGATGGTCTACGTCGTGTACTGCGATGCTGCGGTCAACAAGGTTGTCGAGTACACCCCCGACGACTTCCCCGTACAGCTGTCACCATGCGGCGGCGGCGGTACATCGTTCCGGCCGGTGTTCGACTATGTCGACGACAACGGTATCGACCCTGAGGTCGTTGTCTACCTGACTGATGGCTACGGCGATCAGAATCACTTCACCACCAAACACGAGACTGTGTGGCTGACGACTCATAGCGAGGACTTCAGCTGGGGCACCGTCGTCAAATTCGAAAGCGAGGCAGCATAATGGCACACGGACAAACGGCTTACGACAGCCACAATGTATCCACTGACAGCGCGTTGGTGGATATAACCGTTCGGCTCGACACAAATAAATGGTCGAAGCGCAAGAAGAACATCGTCACCGAAATGATCACCACCGGCATTTTAAATAAGGGGCTGAAAACCGTATGCACGACAGCAGACATTATGAAGTCGTACAACATACCGTACAAGTCTCGCCGTCAGTGGGGAGATGGCATGTGCCACGACGTAGACAAGGCAACCATCAAACCCGAAATGCTGTCTGATCTGGAAGCAGTGATCGTTGCAGGAATAAAAATCAGACACGCCAACAGACAGGACGTTACTTGGACTGAAACGGTTTGGCTACGGGAAAGGACCGAGGATATTACATACGGTCAGTGGGTCAATGACATCATACCCGTCCGTAAAGATTTCCCGATCGCCGACTACTTGCACGAAGACACCCCCGAGTCCATCGCTGCGAAGGAAGCCCTGTGTAAGCAGATCGTCAACGGCGAGATCATCACAGCAACATACATCCCACAGCAGGAGGCAGCATAATGGGCTACCGAAGTGATGTAGCCATCTGCATCTACGGCCCCAAAGATAAGATGACTGCCCTTGTCGCTGCCGCTCGTATTCAGGGGGTTATGCCCGTTAACGCTTTTGGGGGCTTACACATGTTCGATTACGACGACAACAAGCACATGATCCACGCCTACTATGAAGATGTTAAATGGTACGACGGCTACAAAGATGTTGATACGTGGCATGAGTTTTTAGGGCAAGCCGCAGAGTTTGACGACTTGAGTACAGAGTTTATCCGCATAGGAGAAGACGTCGCCGACATCGAAGCGAACCGGCACGGTGAATGTCAATTCTTTCTCGGCGCAAACCGTTCTGTGCGCGTAGAATTACCAGAGGAAGCATCTGTTAACACGTAAACAAAGGAGCCAAAATGAAACGTTTTGAATTTAATCACGCAAACAAGAGGTGGGACCTCCGAGATTCATTTTACTACGAATATAGCGGGTTCACCGAGTTCGAGAACGGTGAGCTAATTATCAACCACACAAACATCCACTGCCGTGGGTATCAGAGCAAGTACGACGTTGAGATGACTACGACGCGGGACTATGAGGGGCAGCTGTACCTCGACGTACTGTGCACGCAGCCGGTCAAGAAAGCGTGGTTGTTGCAAGGTGGTCAGCAAGACATGGCCCTCGACTACGAACAGAAGGTGGCGGTTCACCTACACGGTGGTTGGCGTGGAGCAGGCAAGTCCCGCGAATTGCCCAGACAGTATCACGGTGCCCATGCGTTCTGGCCACGGGCTAATCAACGACCGATCCCCCTCACTCAGTTCACCGTGAGCAAACCCGACCGTTCAATAAAGAAAGAGTTGATCGGCAAGCTGGACGATATACGGGCGGCGATTACTGCCGCGATCCGTATCAACCCTGCAAAACACCGTTACGCCACTACTGACCGCAAATACCTAGCTACCCCACGGTGGCTGGAAATGTCCGTTACTGGCATCGTCGCGTCGTTAACTGCCGGGACTGGCTACAGCGACGACCGAGACCGCTACGCCATCGCGCACAACGGGTTTTCGTACCCACGTGCCGATACTTACCACGACTACCTCTACTTTAAATAAGGAGCACTACCATGGCCAACGTAAGAAAAACCCAAGAACTTGTCGACGCGATCGACTACAAAGTTCGGCAGATGTGCGAGACTGCGCAAGAACCGCATGAGCAGAAAGAGTTGATGCTCGGCACCGCTGAGTACGATGCACTGCGCGAAGATGTACTGACTGAAATGTGGAGTGCTGCCCCGCAGCTGCGCAGCCAGCTGCCTTCCGACTGGTGCACCCACCCCAACCGTATCGACGTCCACATCCACGACGACCACGGCAAGCGTATAAAATTTACGCGGGTCGACAGCACCGACCAAGACCCACTCGTTTGCCCACCTAAGGTTAACAGCAGCTACGCACCCGATCACAAGATCAAATACTCTAACCTGTCGCCAGACGTCGTAGCATGGATGGAAGAAAACAAGCAGCGTGCAGCCAAGTGCGCTGAGATTGAAAGTCAGTTTAACACTGTGCGGCAGCAGCTGGCGGCGTTCATGTCACAGCACAAGTCGCTCAACACAGCGCTTACAGAAATGCCAGAGATTGAACTCTACGTCCCTGAGCGTTTCATGGAGCGCTACCGTGCCAAAGCAGCACCACGTGTCAAGCCAGAAGCGCCGGCTAACGTCGAAGAACTCAACATTGATCGTGACAGCCTCGCCGCTGCCGCTATCGCCCACCGCATGTCCCAATCAAACGCAGCATAGGAGACTACAAATGAGACAGTACGGAGAAGTTGCAACCAAAGCCCGAGAGCGCGGCATTAAACCTCAGACGGTACACTCCCGCATCCACTATGGTATGACGCTTGACCAAGCTCTAAGCACGCCGGTGCGCCAATATAATATAAAAACTCGCAAGCGGAAAAAGTGGGCAGGATCAAATCCTAAAAGCCAACTGGTGTGGAACTACCTACTCAAGAACCGCACAGCAAGCCCCAAAGAAGTCGCCGAAGCCACAGGCGTATCTAGCAGCCACGTCTACCGGTTAATGAATAACATCGGCACCCCACGCGAAGTCTTTGAAGCAGAGGCTCAAGCTGCTAACATGTCAACACAACCACCTGTGCAGGAAGACACCTCGTACATCGAACACGTTGGCGTCGAGAAAGCCATCAAGCTGGCTGGGTTTGCAACGACGACACCGCCAGAGCCGCAGCGAGACGGAGTGTGGACGTCAACTATCGTGGTCGCACTAGCGGCTATCACTGCCTTAATTATCTGGGGGTAATATGACTACACTACTCGACAAGTGGAAAGAGCTAGCCAAGATCGAAAACCAGCGGATGCTTGAGACGCAGTGGGGCGGTCGCGCACCTAACTACGGGATATCGCAGGGAAATTCTTCCGGTCTACCTCGCATGTCCGAGATCGGTCGATCCAAAGCAGCCCAAGAACTGCTGCGTCTGTCGCAGCAAGGCTACTCAGTCGCTGAGGCCGCACGGTTCACAGCTACACCTGTGGAAACTGTCATGCAGAGATGCGCACGTTACCAAATCAAGTTCAAGGACAGCAATGCAGGCAAGCTAGCTAAGTAATCTGCTCAGCCCCAGTCGGCGGTGGGCAGACCAAAAACACCGACAGCGCGGCAAAGGTCTTTTTTTCGTATTTGGTCCTTCGGCCTGAGGCCGCGCAACTAAACAAAGGAGAGCAATATGAAAATAGCAACCGTTGACCTAGAAACATACTGGGCTGTTGGTCACACGCTCACCAAGATGTCACCCATCGCGTACTGTATGCACCCCGACACCGAGATCATCAGCTGCGCGTTCAAGTTCGGCAACGCCCCTACTGTCGTTGTGTTCGGTGAGCAGGAGGTCAAAGACTACTGCGCCAAGGTTGACTGGTCTCAATACTGGGTTGTCGGTCACAACATGTCAGGGTTCGACAGTATGATCCTGTCGTGGCGGTGCGGTGTAGATCCTCTGTTCTGGGGCTGCACGCTGGCTATGGCTCGGCCTATCCACGCTAAGGACGTGGGCCTGTCACTGGCCAAGCTGGTCGCGCACTACGAACTCGGAGTCAAAGATCAAACAGTGCTGCACAACACGAAGGGCAGACGACTGGCCGACTTCACTAAAGAAGAGATCGCTGAGATGCGCGTGTACAACGCGGCAGACGTTGACCAGTGCTACGGGTTATTACAGGAACTCATGCCGCAGACAAATGCCGCCGAACTCAAGCTGATCGACATGACCATCCGTATGCTTATTGAACCCAAGTTTGACATTGACCGGACTCTACTTGTTCACACGTTAGCAGACGAGGACGCACGCAAGGAGGCTTTGTTAGCTCATGCAGCAACGGTCATGGGTGTGCGCGAAGACAACGTCACCGACGAAGAAGCTGCGGAAGCGGCATTGACCGTACTGGCGTCAGCGGCTAAATTCAAAAAGCTCTTGGAGACCCTAGGTGTGGACGTACCCATGAAGGTTTCGCCGTCTGACCCAGAGAAACAAATACCAGCTTTGGCTAAGACCGACGAAGACTTCCTAGCTCTCCAAGAGCACGATGACCCACTCGTCGCTAACGCAGCAGCTGCCAGGCTAGAAGCGAAGTCGACGATACTACAGACGCGCATACAAGCGTTCATCGACGCGTCCGACTCACACCCCCAAAACAAGATGCCGATCCCCCTCAGGTACTACGGGGCCGACACCACCGGTCGGTGGAGCGGGTGGGGGTACAACCCTCAAAACCTGCCACGGGTAAATCCATACGACCCCAAACCATCTGACGCTCTGCGCATGTCGTTGGTAGCACCACCGGGACATATGGTCGTCGTAGCCGATTTATCTGGTATCGAACTGCGAGTTAATCACTTCCTGTGGGACGTGTCATCCAGCACCAAGCTGTTCCGTGCAGACCCCGGCGGCGCTGATCTGTACAAAGATTTCGCCAGCACTCTGTACGACATACCTATCAGCCAAGTGACCAAGATACAGCGACAGGTCGGTAAGGTTGCGCACCTAGGTCTGGGCTTTGGTGCTGGGCATGTGACATTCCAGAAGGTTGCCAAACTCATGGGTGGTGTAGACATCACCGAGGACGAGAGCCGTGACATCGTAGACAAGTGGCGGTCTGCCTACCCCGAGATAAAAAAGGGCTGGCGCACATGCCACAACTCACTGACCACTATAATGAACGGCAACACAGGCAAGGCCGTCGACCCGTGGGGTATGGTGTTCCCGATACCTGAGGGGCTGCAAACGCCCAAGGGTGTGATCCGGTACCCTGACTTACGCGAAGAAGACAACGAGGACCCCGAAGACGACCGCAAGGAATTTTGGTACGGCAGCGGTCGACACAAGGCGCGTATCTACGCAGGGAAGATCGACGAGAACATCGTCCAACACCTCGCCAGATGTGTAATCGCCGACAACGCACTGGCTGCGCAGAAGGCTTTAGGCTTGAACCCCGCGCTGATGGTACACGACGAACTGGTTTACGTGGTGCCAGAAGCAAATGCCCAAATGGTACTAGATACTGTGCAAGATATTATGCGGACCCCACCATGTTGGTGGCCAGAGTTGATCACTTGGTCAGAAGGAGACATAGCCGAAAGCTATGGCAAGGCGAAGTGACGTGTTAGCATGGTTGCACATGCTTTAATATGCTGCTAGTTACATGTTAACAGGTAATACTTGGGAGACTCGTTAGTATGCAAGCAAGTGAAGTATCGCCGTTTACGCTTGAAAAATCAAATGTGCTTTACCTCCGGTATGGGGAGCGGTCTGGATCGAAAGCTAACCAAGCCATACAAAGTATGCTATCCTCTGCATCGCTCACCACGCCAAGTGTTGCGGCATGTGGCGCAACTACAGTGTGGGCCAACGGGCCAATGGCTCCGCCATTTTTAGACCGAAACGATAACTTAGCGTCGATGAATATTGGGACGCTTTTAGCTAGAGAACGAACGGTTTAAGGAAGAGACAAACCTATGATGGGATTTACAACAGACAACTGTAGAGTGCCGCACGCGGACGAGTTGTTAGAGTGTACAGAATATCTAATAAACAACGGTAGAACAGTTAAGAAATGGCTTACTCTCGCAGACAAATACATGCAGAGCTACGTCGCTGAACCAGACATATTTATTATGCCACCGTCGCATAAGTTTTTGACCCCAATGGTCGATATTTATGCTAGAAATACGGAAGGGTTTGTACAGTACATAATAATGGTTCGGGACTCGTTCAGCAAAGAAGATGCTGCGTGGGAACAGGTGCAGTCGGTACACCGCCGTATCAACGGAAGATTGGTGCAGCAGCTGCGACGAGAGAGGTCGAACAGGGCCATCGCAAAAGCAGAAACGCTGTACGGCGAAACAGACTACCACACCCGACTACAGTGGGTGTCGGCCCTAGAACACGGTTGGGCAAAGCGACGTCTGGCGTTTTTAAATGACTGGCGAAAAAAGTCGGCAGAGCCGAGATTAGACGTTGAAACAAGAGCCGAGTTACTCGCTGAGTTCTGGGACATCATCGACACCGAAATATATGAAGCAAAGGAACTGCCCCCTTGGAACTAACTAAACCTTGGAGCTACTCAGCACTGACTGCGTTTGAAACGTGCCCAAAACGTTACCAGCTTACAAGGGTGACAAAGCAGGTCGTTGAGAAACAGACTGAGGCCACGCTCTGGGGTAACAAAGTACACAAAGCATTGGAGTTGTTTGCCCTAGGCAAGCAGCCCCTACCCGAAGAAATGCAGGAGTACGGGCGCTACGTCGAAAAAATATTGTCGTATGAGGGTAGACGTGTGGTAGAAGAACGCGTTGCCCTGACCAAAGATTTTAGACCTACCACATGGATGGCGAAAGATGTTTGGGTACGGGGAATCATTGACATCGGTGTGGTTGGATCCGACACTGCGTACTTACTCGACTGGAAGACGGGCAAACACCGCCCTGATTCCGACCAGCTAAAGCTCTTTGCTGCGCTGGCTTTCGCCAAGTACCCTTGGGTATCCAAGGTCGTCACTGGTTTCATCTTCTTGAAACCGAAGAAGTTCGAAAAGGAGAAGTTTACACGTAAACAGCTACCTGAAATATGGAACGATTTCATGCCACGTCTAAGCCGCCTAGCCATCGCCAGCGCCGAAGATAAGTGGTTGCCTAAGCCGTCAGGACTTTGCAAAAACTGGTGCCCCGTTGGGCGTTCGCTATGTGAATATTGTGGTCAATGAGACATAGAACGTCGGAGACTATAGGAGCCGACAGGATACGGGGATTTTGTGAATAACGACGACGAAACGTTAATTAGTATGAGTAACGGAGAACTTATAATCCACGGGTTTTCCCAAGATCAACTTACGCAGCTAGAGAACGAGTTGCTGCACCGACTA